GAGGCACTTCGCCCTCGAAGCCGGCGGCCTGAAAGGCTTTGGCCTCACTCTCGGCCATTTCGTACTCGACCACCCGCAGCGCGTCACCCACCACGCTGGCCCGCGCCTGGTCGGCGGTCAGGTCGATTTGCTGGACGGCCACCTGCAGGGCTGCAGGCAGCGGCAGGGCCTCGAAGTTGAAGCCATTGAAGACGGTGTCACCGTAGGTAATCGTCAGGTTTTGCTTTTGCATGTGGAAATCCTTACAGGGAAGCCAAGTTGGTGACGACGTTGCCGAGGGTGTTGGATGCAGTGCCACCCGCCACACCCATTACATAGCGGCCGGCAAATCCGGACGGGGTGCTGGTCGAAATCACCTCCAGCACCACGCCGTTTGCCGATCCAGGCATCAGGAAGCCCACGAAGTCGGCAGGTGCCTGGACATCGCAGGTATCCAGCTTCAGGGCCAGCATGGTGACAATCGAGGCGCTGTAGGTCTTGATCACAGAGTTGGCCGAACCCGATGGGGTAGGCACGATCCCTGCCGGACTCGGCAACACCAGTGTCACGTCGCGCAGGCCAAAAGATCCCCAGCTTGGCAAGCCGATGCCGGACAGATAAGCCGAGGTGCCATCGGTCTGATAGGTCAGCGTCAGCTTGCGTTTAACGCCGCTGGTGTCGGTCATGATGTTGACCACGCGCTGCGCCGCGACAATCGCCGTCGAATGCAGGTAATCCGCCTGCAGACGAATCAGGCAAGAGCCACCCGCCGGGGTATTGGCAACAGCCTTGTCGATGGTTTTCAGCGGCGCGGCAGACGTGCCGGCGGCGGTGTCGTCACCGGTCTGCTGGTTGACGTACCAGGTACGCTCAAGGTTCGGCACGGCAGCAATGGCGACGGCAACCGCCTGTTCAATGCCGGCCTTTCGGGTTTGGAAATAATTCAGAAGAGCATTGGTTTGCGTCACCAGGTTGGCAACATCGCTTTCGAGACTCATGGGTCTTAGGCTCCGTAGAGGTGTTGGACGAATTGGGATTGCAGGTAGATAACTGCCGAGGCGTTGGCAATTGCCGCGCTCAGCAGGCCGTCACGGTCAGTGTCTTGTCGCAGCTCGGCAGCCTTCATCCGTGCCAGCAAATTGGCCACCTGCTCGCCGGTGATTCGCTGCTGATCGGTTTGGCTGTCCAGCAGGTCTTGCTGTTTCAGGTCGCGGAATTGGGCGGCCACCTGGGCGGCGGCCAAGGCGGCGAAGGGGGCAGCCAAGCTCAGACTGAGCCCGGCGCCGATGCTATTGATGGTGACGCTATTTGCCGGAAGGGCAGCCAGCGACAGGTCATAGGCCAGCAGCAGGTCGATACCCGCCGCCTTGTAGGCGAGGACTTCGGTAGTGCTCGACCACACCGCGAACAAGGTTCCATCACTCAAAAGGAACCCGATTTCACGCACATAGAACGCTGATTCACCGTCGGCGACAGCGGTCAGGTGCAACAGGGTGCTGGACAGCTTTTCGCCGCCCGCAATGGGGTACTTGGCCAACTGGCGGCCCAGTACGATCTGGTCGGCGCTGGGGGTATATGCCCGGTCCCCAAGCACCACATGCGTAATCTCGGCCGCCAGACCGGTGCGGGTCGCGTTGAACACTGCCGCCAGGCCGGCCTTGGTAATTACAGGCTGTAAAGCGGTACTCATAGAATTGCCTCCATCGTGCCGCGCACGACTACCAGGGCGCGGGCCGCACTGACTAACCCGATTCCTGATTCAGAGTTGATTGGGGCGCATTGCACTTCGGCGCTGCGGCGAGCAACGGAAAGCACGGCGGCGCCATTGGCCAGCAACAGGGTTTGTGCCGAGGTATCGACGGGAACGCCTTTGGCTTCCAGGGTGCGCCGCTGCAGTGCTAAGCCCTGCGCGGCGTTACCCATAACCAGGCCGCCGTCAAAGCGCGCGCCAAGACGGAACTCGTAGTGGCTGCGCTCGTTCTTTGCCGCGTCGACCAGGGCGCGCAGTCGCTCCCCCAGCTCAGGCGAGATAATCGACCCCTCACCCGCGCGGTTTTCATTGGCCCAGGCCGTGACCTGGAACGTGTACGGTGCGGCGTTCGGAATCTGGCGCCACTCCTTGAACTCCGCGTTGACCCGCACCGCCTTGAGCACCCGCCGGATCGCGCCGACGGTGCCCTTGGTCTTGTGAACGGGGATCGCCTGGCGGTTCAGCTCGCGGCGCTGGGCGTCGGTGTAAGCCGCCTCCCAGCCCTCGACCTTGAGCGCCCACCCCAGCCAGGGCAGGAAGTTGGGCGGGCAGCGTGCCGAGTCGGCCACGCCTCGGATGATTTCCGGGTCCACGCCCAGCTCGCCGGCGCGCTCCAGCGAGCGCTCCAGCAGCGTGGCGTTGTGCGGTAGCAGGCTCATGTGACCACCTTGGTGGTCAGGGCAATGGATGTGGAGCGCGGGTAATGCCGCTTGTCACACACCACACCCTCGACCGGCTTGGCCAAGTCCACACGAGTGATGCCCGTTACGTGTAACGCGGCATAGATCGCCGAAACGGGCAACTGCCCCTCAAGGCGGCGCGCCTCGGCAATGGCGGCATCAAGGCTTTTCCGGGCTGCGGCTAGCACAACGTCCGGGTCTGGCCCATTTTCCACCCACAGAACGGCCTCAACCTTGAAGTCGGTTGGGATGCCACCCTGCACGCGGGGCCGATCTGTCACCGGCCGCACGTCCTCGGCCGACAGCGCCTTAAGGACCGTGGCCACCAGCTGCGCCTCTGGCATGGTGCTGCTCGTCCCGGCAAGCACCGCAAGCGACACGTCACCGGGCAGCGGATTGGCCAGGCCGGCGTCGTAGTCGCAGACCACGACAATGGCCCCGGCCGGGAGCTGCGATTTAACCGCGGCTGGCACCGGCACCCCGGAAAACCGGGGCGAGTCGACCGAAACGTGTACCAGGTCGGCCGACGCACTCAGCGCGTGATACTCATACGCCCCGCTGCTGCCGGCGACCGATAGCGCCTCAAGCGACAGCCGCGTGCGGTAGCGCAGCGCCTCGTCACCTTCCATCACAGCGGCAACGGGCGGCACCGTGTCGGGATCCGCTGCCCGGATGGTCAACCGCTGCACGCCATAGTCGGCGGCGCGGTTGTCCAGATCGGCGCCCTTGGCATAAGCCAGCAAGCTGGCCTTGGCCGCCGCGTTGACCCGCGCCCGCACTAGCAGCTCACGGTAGGCCATGACCTCCATCAGCTTGACCACGGGGTCGGACTCCAGTAACGCGGTCCACTGGTCGCCCATGTGGGCGCGGAAGATGCTCAGCACCTCCTGATACATCGTCTCGAAGTCGAGGGTTTCCACCACCTCGGGTGGGGGGAGCAAAGACAGATCGATCACGCGCTTACCTCCACGACAGCCGAGCTGCCCAGGTATTGGCCGGTCAGCTGCAGGCCAATCTGACCGTCGACCACGGAAACGACCTTGACCCGCTCCAGCCGCAAACGCGGCTCCCAGCGACCCAAGGCGCGGGCCACCTCGGCCTGTACGGCGCTTTTCCAGCCCTCGTTAACCGGCAGGTCGACAAAGCGGCGCAGGTTGCAGCCGTACTCAGGGCGCATGCGGCGACTGCCCAGGGGCGTGGTCAGGATGTCCTCAATCGATTGTTTCAAGTGATCGAGGCCGGTGGATTGCTGGCCGGTCCTGCGGTCGACGCCGATCATGCTTAGCCGTCCAGCGGCTGCAGGTCGGCATGGGCGCGCAGGAACACCAGCGCCTCGTCGTCGTCGGCCTGGACGGTCACGCGGCCGGTCTGCACCTTGAACTCGCGCAGGTCGTTACCGGCCTGCAGGAACAGCGAGCGCGAGGTATAGGCGCTGTCGGTGAAGGTCACGCCAGGCGGCTCAGCGGCCACAACAGCGGTGTCGGCGCCGTCAGGCGCACCAGGTACAACTGCGGATTCGTCCGCACTCGCTGCCGCGTCAGTCGCGGCGGCTTTCTTGACTGCCATAAGTCGATGCTCCAAAAAAGACAAAGCCCGCCAGTGCGGGCTGTCAGTGTTTGTGGTTCGCCGTGTTGCCGGCGGTGTCGATGATTTTCCCGAGGCCGAGAATGTCGAGCGTTACTAGTAACGCGCCGTCGATCCTCACGTTGCCCTGCAGCAGAATCTCAGGCGCTATAGCCGTGTACGTCTCGGCCTCGGCGGTGATCGCCTTTGACTTGGCGCTGATTGCGTCGTCGGTGATCGTCGCCTTGCTGCTACCGACCTCGATGTTGACCGTGCCGGTGGGTAGCTTGATGGTGTAGCTCTTAGCCGCCCAGTCGTAGACCAGGGAGCCGCCATCGTCGAAACGCCAGACCTCGACATGGTCGCGGTTGTCCGGCTGGGCGCCGGCATTACCATACAGCCCTGGAACGAACGTCCCTTGCGCAGGCTCGCCGCTAGGGCTCACCAGCACGCCCTGCTCGCCCATGCTTGGCGCACGCCAGTGGCGAGCCTTGCCGGCGGCCAGGGCATGCCAGCGCACCCAGGCGCTCGTCCAATCGCCACCATCGGAAACCCGAACCTTGCCGGCGACCAGGTCCACCCCGACCACGTAACAGGGGATCACCAGGCCGGCCAGCATGCGGTCGAGCTGCGCGAGCGGGTAACTCATGCCAGCTGCTCCGGTGCCTGATACTGATCCTCGTTGCCCGGACCGCTATCTGGGTCGAAGGCGACCACCAGCGGGCCGGACTCTCGGGGCCACGGCCACTCCTCCTCCCCGAGGTAAATGACCTGGGTCCACTCAACCACCCAGACCGCGAAGCTATCCAGCTCAGGACGACTCCAGTCCCGCTCTGCCCGCACAAACTGGGCAAACTCCACAGCTAGGCCCCATGACTGCATACGCAGCAGCACTGCCAGCTGTGCAGCAACGAAAGCAGCCACGTGCAAGCAGTTCTCTTCTTCTGCCGCAAGGATCACTCGCGCCTCGAACCGGGCATCAACTGCCGTTTCGCCTGTGCCAGGATCCTTGTCTGCGTCCTCGAAACCAGCTAGTTCAAGCACGACTGCAGGAGGCTGCACGATCTCGATCCCTGCCGGCATGGTCCCGATATAAGCAAGCCCGGGTATAGCGTCACTGATGTGCTGCTCAATCGCCGCGTATAGATTGGCGAGGGGTATTGGATCATCAACCATTGCCTGCCCTCTTCAGGTATTTGTGCAGTTCAAAGTTCAACTCCTGCTCCATGACCACCAGCAGCCGGTCGTGAGCCCGATTGGTCCAAGCGTCGAAATGTGGTCGAACGTCTTCAAGCGAGATCTTGGCCTTTGCCAGGGGAAACCGACTGTCGTTTTCCGAAACCCAACCGGAACGACGACCGCCGCCACCTGACACATCGCTATCTGGGTAGTCATCAGCGTCAAAGTGTTTGCTGGCTGTGCGAATCCAGATATCCGGCTTGCCGCCATAGACCTTTTTGAAGAACGCACCCTGGTAACGACGCCCTGCCACGGATACCCCTGAGCGCGTTTGTCGCGCCCTGCCAGCGCGACTTGCTTCAATGGGCCTGATGCCAAACCACAGCTTGCCCTGCCCATTGCCGGTCACGGGGAAAGCCTTGAGACGCTGCCTTACCGCTGCGATGGCAATACGTTCTTGCCGGCCTACCTCGCGCGCCACTTGCCCACGTAGCCAACGCAGTGTCTTGTTGATGGCTCGCCGCTGGGCAGCGACGACGGCCTTTGGCACCAGCTTGGCGAAATCCACAAAGCCCTTAACGTCCTCAGGTCTCATCTGCAGAGTCAGCAGTCCCGAGCTGGCTGAGGTTTTGTAGTAACTACCGACGCTCATAACGCTTTCCTCAATACGAGGGTCACAAGGCCATCCCCACCTGGCTCAATGCCGGCGATGGTGTAGTTGCCCCCACCATCCTCAACCGGCATATCGATAACGACCTTCTGCTTGACCTCGACGCCGGAGTTGTCGCCAACACGGATGACCAGGTGCGGCTCTCTCAATGCAGTTCTGATCTGGCCGAGCTTGGGTTGCAGCCAGGGCGCCGAGAACATCCCCAGCACCTCACGCCCATCAATCAGCGCGGGATCACCTAACACCTCGAAAACTGTGTCATCAACGTCGACAAGCAGGTCTCGAAAGGCCATGTTCAGAGCGTCAGGCGGATGATTGCGCGAGGACGGGTGCAAATGTGCAAGGGGTTGGACTGCGCCTCACCCTCCACGCCTTTGCCGAACGGCATCACTTCCAGCTTGCTGTAGTACGGCAGGCCTTCGGTGTTCACGGTCTCCATGTAATCGGCCGGGGCATAGACCGAAAGGAAAAGCTCCGGCACGCCTTCGGGCACGAGACGGGCCTCATCATCAGCAATGAACGAAACGCCGCCCACCTTCCCGCGATAGCGCTCCCAGGCGATGCCTCCGAACTCGAATGCCTCACGTCCATCCCCCCGCAGGGCGGCAGCTTGCTGGCTACCTTTGTACGTCTCGACCACTGACCCGTGGGCAATCAGCTTCTTCCAGAAGGTTTTGCCGCAGAACGCACGCGCGCCGCTGGTAGTGGCGGCGCCCAGGGCATCCTCTTGCATGTCCAGCGCTTCTACGCTTTGCACCTGGACGTTTGAATCCGGGTCGTTAAGCCCCATCGACATGCTCTGCCGCGACACGCCAAAACGTTCAAAGATGTCGAGCAGCACCGTTGACCCGTCTGCATCGAGCACCTTGCCGTTGATCGCACCCATGCGATGGAATTCGTGGGTGGCATCCAGCTGACGCCGAGCCTTGCCCAGGCGCCGGTTGACCACGTCCTGAACCGCCTGCAGTTCGGTTTGTGTGCCAAAAGCCCGAATGCCCTGGATTTCGTCCGCACGGATAGAGAAACGCTGGGGAAGGTGCACTGTATTGAAGGGCAGCAGAATGCGCTTGCTTCCACCGACAACCAGACCTGAAGTACCGCGCTCACCGGACGGCACCAGGGCGAGCTTGTCGCCATCTTTTTCGATCTGCACGGTCAGGGTGGAGACACCCTCTTCCTCGAACAGCCCAAGGGCAGCCAGGCGACCTGGCACATATTCCTGCTCGTTGATAGCCGCAGTCAGCGCCGCAACACCAAAAGCGTCGTCTTCAAAAATGGCGATTTCAGCCATGGGGGTACTCCAGAAAGTAAGAACCCCGCTCAGGGCGGGGTTGGGTAGAGGTCGGACCTGAGTCAGCGCACGATGATGAAGTGCGCCGCCAAGGCTTTTTCTGCGTCAGCATCAAGACCGGTCAGCGACGCTTCACTCACTTCAGCCAAGCGCACAACGGCTCGACCACGGCGGGAAACGTCGGACTGACCGAGCGAGGCAAAGAGGATGCACACAGCGTGCTCACTGCCATCTTCGGCGGCCGGGTTGTAGGGGGCGAATTCGCCGGCTGCAGTGACCAGCCCAAGCAATTGCCCCGCCATCAAAGCCTCGCCGGCCACCACATTGATGGCTTCGCGGGAGATCTTCCCAGCACCTTCGGACAGCAGGAACTCACCGGCGTGTACCGGCTCCTGGCGGATGTTGCTCATGGTCGTGCTCCTTTATTGACGGCCTGCCGTCGGGCAGTCCAGATATTGGATGGATTGGGCATCTGCGCCTTTACCTTCTCCGGCTCATCGTCGGCGGGAGGTAGGCTGTTGTCGATTTCAAAGCCTTTGCCACTGCCCACCAGTTTGTCGAACAACCGCGCCCGGACAGCTGCTGGCTCCAGACCGGCCTGCACGAATTCGGTTGTCATCTCCGGCAGGCGCGCTGCAGCGCAGAGATCGCGAACCGACTTGGCACGGGTCAACGCCGCCTGTACGGTCGCTTCGTCGGCAAGCTTGGTCGAAGCAATCAGCGGCTCCACCAAGTTGCTTATGCCCGCTTTGGCGCAGGCCTGGGTAATCATCAGCGCCAGCGCTGTTGAATCGGTCTGCGTCGGCGTCGGCGCCGCAGGATCGTTCTCGGGCTCAGGAGTTATAGGCTCTGTAGGTTGGGCCTGGCTGGCCTTGAGCTGATCCAACAATGCCTGGGGCGTCTTGCGATAGCGGGCCATTGCGGTCCCCTGCCCCAGGCAGGCCTGGACCTTCACGCCCTGCCCTACCTCATCGGCAAGCCCCAGCTCTAGCGCCTCTTGAGCGGTGAGCCAGGTTTCATCGTTGACCATCCGCCGCAACTCGGCCTCATCAATGTCCGGCGCCTTGGCCTTGTAGGCAGCGATGATTACCTCGAACGCCTGATCAAGCACGTCAGCGACCCGGCGCAGCTCCTCGGCATCACCGCCTGCCCAGGTGTAAGGGTTGTGGATCATCAGCATGGCATTCGCTGCCATTACCACCCGGTGCGCACCGCACACCGCCACGCTGCCAGCGCTTGCGGCCAGCGCATCGACGCGACCCGTACAGCGCTCACCCAGTCGGCTAAGTGCATTGTGAATGGCGAGGCCTTCAAACAGGTCACCGCCGTTGGTGTTGAAGGCCACCACGACCGGCGAAATCCCATCGTCTATCGCTTTGAGATCCTGGATGAACTGGTTTGCAGTGATGCCCCAGCCGCCGATCTCGCCGTAGATGTAGACCTCGATGGCACTCGACTCGCCCTGGCCCTCGGCAGCAGCCGAGATCTGGTACCAGTGTTCATCCTCGACCTGCA